ATACTACATATAAGTATGTACAACTATGGAATGGTATATTTAACTTGACAGACAAAGAGTTAACTATAATATCTTCATTTATAGATGTAAGTAATGCTACAGAAGAGGTAAATATTTGTAGTGTAGTAAATAAAAAACAAGTAGCTAGTGATCTTGGAATTAAAGATTATAATACTTTAAATAACTATATTAAAAAACTTAAAGATAAAGGAGCTTTCTTAACGGATAGTAATACATATAAACTTAATCCGTTTTTAAATCCGGATACAGACGCAGTAGAAATTGTTATTAAGAGAGGATAATGTTTGAATACTTAGTCTTATCGTATCATACAATAGGTATATATGAGATACTAATTATACAAGAATCTAATGGAGAAGTACTTACAATAAAAATAGACGAATATGAGCAAGAACAAACAGAAGACCCCGAGTATAGTAGGGATGGTGAAATCATTCACTAAAGATTTAGCAAAATATATAAAAGAGGGTGCCCCTAATGTATCTTCAGAGGATTATGCTATTAGATTAGATACATGCAGTAAATGTGAGCATTTTAAAAAATCGTCAATGAGATGTGGTTCTTGTGGATGCCTGCTAGAACATAAAGCTAAATGGAAAACAGCTGATTGCCCAATGAGTAAATGGCCAGCACAAGAACAACCACCAAAGGATACTTCTGAAGATGATAAAAAATAAAAAATTAATAGTGTATTATTTAGCTAATAAATATGATCTCCCGTTAAGTAAAGTTGAAGAAATTGTAGAGTATCAATTTAAGTATGTAATGAATATTATGAAAAAGGGGGATTTTGAGGCTATACGTCTCCCATATTTTGGAAAGTTTTCAGTTAACCCAAAGAGAGTAGAACATATAAATAAAAAGAAGGATGAATCTAATTAGGAATATAAAGGAAAAGATAGAAATACTAAGAACTACCAGGCTTAACTTAAGAAGTAGAGTTAGTAGAAGAAAGCTTCCAGTATCTATACTATTATTTACAATAACTATGATTATTCCTCCAATTATTCCAGCAATTTTTATAACATTATATAGATTGACTAAAGAGCTGTGGAAGCCAGACGGTTGTATAAAAATAAAAATAAAAGATATAGATTGTCATTATAGTAACTACTCTACAATAAAAGAATTATTAAAAGATAGAAACGAAGAAAATGTTGTTGATTATAAATGGGATGTATTAATAGAAAGTATAAAAAAATATAAAAATTTACTACCTCTAGTAGTACAAAAGTCTGAAGATAGATATACAATTTTAGACGGTAATCACAGATATATTGTTTTAAAAGATATTTATGGGGAAGAGTATGAAGTAAACGTAAAAATAAAAAATGAATATGAGGCATGATTTAATACATATAGTAGATAATAAAGCTGTACCATCTGTGTATTCTAAAACGATACTAGAGTTTAAAGAGTTATCAGCTGAAGAGTTATCGTTTGTATACTTTATGGTAGACCATAGATCTCCTTTTTCTATATACGAGTGGGATCAACGTTTAATAGAAGTTAAAAATAATATATTTGGGGATAAAAAGAAATGGACACCTTCTAAAAAAGTATTAGGAGCGTGTGATAAGTATGAAAAATTAATTGAAACCTCAGCTGTACGATTATTAAAAGCTGCAAGAACTTCTATAGTAAAATTAGAGAAATACTTTAGAGATATAGATTTACATTTAATGGATGACAACGGTAAACCTATATTTCACGCAAAAGATTTAATAGCTAACTTGTCTAATATGGGGAAAGTGGTAGACGGGTTAAGTAGATTAGAAGAAATAGTAAAGAAAGAAGAACAAGCTGCCAATACTAATAGAGGTGGAATTGAAGTAAATAAATATAGTATATAATGGATTTTTTAGAAGACTTAGAGATGTATGAACAAGCAATGGATAATGCTTACGATTTAATAACAAAAAGAAAGTCTTTAGACGATATTTATGAAACTTTTGAAGAGGAAGGAACTATTGAGGAGTTCTACTTACCATTTGACCCTATATTAGAAGATGGTAGAACTGCAGATATAATAGATATGATAATAGAATACTATACAAGTACAGAGGAGTATGAGAAGTGTGCTGAACTAGTTAAAATAAAAAATGAATGTTTAAAGATACTGATAGATCCAGAAAATCTGCAATAACATTTCTAGAGACAGGATATTATACATCTGCTTTGCCGGGAACAAAAGATTATTATGATTTTTGGGACGAGGAAAAGAAAAGGTGTATGTATGGATATAAAAGTGACGAATTACATATAACTGGATTTCATTATTTTTATTTAAATTATTGTCCTATTGATAGAGCTATTGATGAGGAACTACCTGATGGTACTATTCAATCTAGGCGTGAGCGTAGTTTTCCAAGTTTTTATGATGGAGATTATGAATACTTTCATGAGATAGATAAAGCTAGGGCAGACAATAAACATATGATTGTTTTAAAAGCAAGAAGGAAAGGATATTCATATAAAGCAGGATCTATGCTTGCTCGTAATTACTTCTTTGTTAAAAATAGTAAAAACTTTGTATTTGCAGCATCTAAAGAATTTTTAATTGGTGATGGTCTTTTATCTAAAGCTTGGGAGTTCTTATCATTTATAGATGATCACACAGCGTGGTCTCAACCTAGATTAAAAGACAGGGAGATGCATAAAATGTCTGGGTATAAAAAGAAAGTTAATGGTCTGGAAATAGAGATGGGAATGAAATCTCAAATAATGGGGGTATCATTAAAAGATAACCCAGATAAAGTGAGGGGAAAAGCAGGTGAATTAGTTTTCTTTGAAGAAGCTGGTTCATTCCCTGGACTACTTAAAGCGTGGGAGGTAACAATGCCTACAATGAGGCAAGGTAGTAAAACATTAGGATTGATGGTGGCCTTTGGTACAGGCGGTACTGAAGGGTCTGACTTTGAAGCAATGGAAGAAATATTTTATAATCCAGCAGCATACGATTGTATGGATTACTCAAATATATGGGATGAAGGGGCTATGGGGAGTACATGTGGTTATTTTATTCCTATACAAACTAATTTAGACGGATTTATAGATGAAGAAGGAAATTCTATAGTAGGTAAAGCTACAGAGTATGAAACTGAAATGAGGGAAAAAAAGAAGGGTGCTGCGGATGCAAAATCACTAGACCAATATATAGCGGAGCACCCTTTCTCTCCCCAAGAAGCTACGCTGCAGGTTACATCTAATTTATTTGATATAATTTCTCTTCAAGAACAATATAATAATATAAAAGCTAATAACCTTCATTCTATAGGAACTGTAGGTAGGCTTTACCATGATTCTGAAGCTAAAGTTAAGTTTAAAGTAGATGGAGATTTAAGGCAAGTATTAAAGTTTCCACATAGAAAGGATGATGATACTACAGGAGCTGTAGTTATATATGAATCTCCCTATAGAAATAAAAAACAACAAGTACCTACAAATATGTATGTAATTTGCCATGACCCTTATGGGCAAAATCAATCCGCAGATAGTTCTTCTTTAGGGGCAGCTTATGTATTAAAACGTCCAAATAATCTATCCCAACCAGATGATATTATTGTAGCATCCTATGTGGGTAGGCCAAAAACACAAGATGATTACAATAGTAGTTTATTTCTTTTAGCAGATTATTATGGATGTAAGATAGGATTTGAGAATGATCGAGGTGAAGTTATAGCGTACGCAAAGAGATATAGAAAGTTACACAAGCTTCAAGAGGAATTTGAAATGTTAGATAAAAGAGAACTTAGAAGTAAGACAGTAAAAAGACAGTATGGTATGCATATGACAGAAGCGAGAAAGAGGCAAGGTGAAATATATATACGTGATTGGCTAAATACTGTAAGAAGAACAGACGAAAATGGAAAACAATTGTTAAATTTGCATAAAATATATGATCCTGCTTTATTGACAGAGTTAATTAAATTTAATCATCATGGTAACTTTGATCGTGTTATGGCGTTAATGATTGGAATGTACCATACAAGAGAATTATATAATGCAGAAGTAAAGGATATATTAGAAGATCGATCCGCAGATAAGTGGTTTGACCAAAATTATTATTAAATGAAAAAATGTAAAGACAAAGAAACTTATAACCCTCTACCGGAATACTTAGCAATAGGTCCGTCAAAAATTCATGGAGCAGGGATTCTCGCTACAGAAGATATTCCGGGAGAGGTGGTTATAGGTATAAGTCATGTTTATGATCCAAATTTTCAACATAATTATATTAGAACTCCATTAGGGGGCTTTATTAATCATTCAGAAAATCCTAATGTTGAATTAATTGAGGATGATAATGATGATTATAAAAGATTAAAGACTTTACATAAAGTAGAAGCGGGAGAAGAACTTACTTTAAAGTACAGTTTATATGATATTTGTGATTATTTATAGTGCTATATATATAAGTGAAAGAGTAATATTTACCTATGCAGTAAAAATGAAGGTAAATTTAATTAAATTTGTAAATTATGGGATATGATAAAATACCGAGGCAAAAACTGCCTTTGTCTAAGAAGACTAAAAAATGGAAAGAAGCTTGTGTAGAGGCTTATATAGACTTATCTAATTCTGGACGTAATGCCGGAAGTAATAGAAAAGAATCTCTACAGCAGTTATATGAATACTATAACGGTGTAATTGACGAGGCGGATTATAAATACGTGCTAAAGCCATATGGCAAAAGCCGTAGTAACTTCCCTTCTCAAATGCGTAATTATCCCATAATTAAACCTATCGTTGATCTTTTGTTAGGTGAGAAATCCAAACGACCTCTCAATTTCACCGTTACAGTACAAAATTCAGACACAGTTACCGCCAAAGAGCAGGCAAAAAGTGATTTAATATATCAAAGTTTTCAAAAGCAATTTGCTAATGCGATGATTAAAGGTGGAAAATTCCAAGGAGAAGAGCAAGAAATTGAATTACCTAAACATATAGCAGATCAATTTGAAGCTTCTTATGTAGATAATAGAGCTATTAGAGGACAGCAATCTCTAGATTATATCATGCACAGTCAAGAATTACATGATAAATTTCAGAAAGCTTGGTTTCATTTTCTAATTTCTGGAGAAACATATACTCATAGAGGAGTTAGAAATAATGAACCATTCTATGACGTTTTAAATCCTATTGATGTAGATTATGATCTAGATCCAGATTTGGATTTTGTAGAAGATGGAGATTGGGCATTAGTACGTAAATATGTACATGCATCTAGTGTTATTGATACATTTTATGAGTATTTAACAGAACAGCAAATTTTAGAGCTAGAAGAGCCAAGACACTCAGAGTCTGATGTAGCTTTTTTATATACTAACTCTAATAACAAAGATGCAAACTCATATAGAAATAGATTAATAGAAGTTGCGCAAGTATATTGGAAATCTAGGAAAAGAATTGGATTCTTAAATTTTATGGACCCTCAAACAGGAGCTATGGAAGAAAAAGTTGTTGATGATGGGTTTTCATTGCCTAATGAACTAAGAGCAACGGGAGCTACGTTAAAGTGGAAATGGGTTAATGAGGTGTGGGAAGGAACAAGAATAGATGGTAGAATGTATATTAAAATACACCCTTTGGTTAATCAAAGGAACTCTTTAGATAATCTATCTACCTGTAAACTTCCAATTAATGGTATAAGATATTCTAATGTGAATTCTTCTAACATTTCTTTAGTAAAGTTAGGTATACCATACCAGTTAAACTATAATATATATAAGTATAGATTAGAACTCGCTATTGCAAAAAGTAAAGATATTATAGCTTCTTTTGATATTAATATGATCCCTAAAAAATGGGATATGGATAAATTTATGTATTATGTAGAAGGTACAGGTATTGCTTGGGTAGACTACAACAAAGAAGGCATACAATTAAATCCACAGCATCAATCTGTTATGGACATGTCTATTAAAACAATAGAACAATACATTGCTTTACTTGAATCTATAATGCAAGAGTGGGAAAAGTTATCTGGAGTGAATAGACAAAGACAAGGGCAGGTAGGTAGTTATGAGGGTAAGGCAACTTCTCAGCAAGCTATTGTTCAATCGTCTCATATTACAGAAGATTTATTTCGTAAGTTTAACAGACTAGAACAAAGAGACCTCCAAAGTCTTATTGATTACTCTAAAGAAGCGTGGTTAACTGGAAAGAAAACTATGTATATGATGAGCGATGGAACAACAGATTTTTTAGATTTAAATAGTATGGAACATATGGAATCTGAATATGGCATTTTCTTATCAGACTCTGGTAAAGAGCAAGATAAATTAGAGGCAATTAAACAACTTTCTCAATCAATGGTTCAGAATGGAGTTCCAGCTTCTACTATAACTGAGATGTTTGATTCATCTAGCTTCACTCAGATTAAACAAAAAATTAAATTGGCTGAAAAACAAGTCCAAGCATTAGAACAAAAGCAACAAGAAGCACAGCAACAACAACAACAAGCGGCACTTGAACAGCAAGCTAAAGAAGCTGAGATGGATAATATGAATAAAGAGAAAGATAGAGAAGTTCAGATTAAAGTTGCTATGATTCATGCGAGAGATAATGATACTAATGCTCAATTAAATTTAGCTAAAGGTATGAGAGAGTTAGATATTAAAGAAAGAGAAGTTGATATTAAAGCTAGAGAAATGGACGGTAAATCTCAAACTAATAGAGATACAGCAAATATTAAAAGAGAAGATACTAAATCTAAGGAGCGTATAGCTAAAGCTAAAAATAAAATAGATAAGAATAAAAAATCTTCGGATAAATAATGCTTACATCTGACGAACAAATGCATATCATTAAAACCGCTATCCAAAACGGTTATAAGGGTCCTATTTATAAATTAATAGAACAAGCTATCGTTGAAAAAGGATCTACAGTAGAAAAAGATCCTGAAGCGCCTCAAGCAGGAACTCCTGCATTAGGGGGTAAAATACCTGGAGATGACCCAACAAGTTCTACAGAAAGAAATATTATTCGACCTGGACAATATAAAGACGGAGGAAAGAAAAATAGCCAAAAAATAAAAGGCACTAGAACGGGTTCAAGGCCAAATAATGATGGAAGTTCTTCAACTCATTTAATGGCAGATAATAATATAGATGAAGCATGGCCTACTTTATTTCAAGATACGTTAGGGAAATGGATTGAACCTCCAAATGCATATGATTTTGCTAAACAAAGAGGTGAGGTATATAAATTTGATTCAAAGGAAGAATTAAAGAGATTTTCTCGACAAGGGGATTGGAAAGCTACTTATTCTGATTTACCTGAAGATGGAAGTTGGGGAACTACTTCTAGTGAGACGTACCATAAAAAAGATGGTGGATTTAATGATGGTGATAAAGACGATAAAGATAATGAATTTGACAGAATAGTATCAGATCATGATAAAACATGGGAGTACGCTAGAAAAGAAGATTCATTTTATACACGTAAAATTGGTGACGAGGAGTGGCTAAAAACAGCAGGAAAGGTAAGTGGAGCTATTGCAACGAAAGTTTTTAAAGAGAAAAAAGAAGAAGAAAAAGTAGTTAAACCAACACTACAGCTTGATAATGATTTTCTTAGTCCTAATGTTGCAGTGCCAGATGCTACTAGGGTTGACCTCGTTTCTCCCCAGTTAAAGATAGAGAAAATTATAACTACCAATCCAAAAGCTAAGGAGAATATTGAGAAAATAATAGAGAAAAAAGAACAAGAGAGAAAAGTAGAAGTAGAGAAACAACAAACTCTTAAGGATAAGGAGCCTGAGAGCACAACAGAAAAGACTACATCTTATACAGATTCTATTCTTAGTTCTATAAATAAAGCTATAGATAATATTGGAGATAATATATATAAAGCTGCTGATACTGCGGGTGATATATTTAAAGAGGGAATGGAATTTAAGGACGAAGTAATAGAAGACGCTTCTGATTTATATAATGCAGCTGCTGATCACACTTCTAGTACAGTAAATTTTATATCTAATAGAGTTAAGAAATTAAAACAAGCTTATAGAAAACATACTAAAACAGATACTGCGAGTCAAGAAAGATTAGCTCAGTCTGGAATAGTAGTTAATTCACAAACTGGAGAGGCTATTATAACAGATCGTAATGGTAATGTAAGGAAAGAAAGAATAATAGTAGGGAAAAATACTGATCGTGCAACAGGAAATCCTGTTCCATACGCTGCTATTTTATCAAAGATTAAAGATGATGAGGAAGTTTTTGTTCTGGGGAGTTGGATGTCTAAGGCAGAAGCAAAAGATTTATATTATAGTGAGTATGGGGGAGGAACAACTCCTTTAGGAGCATATACTATACAAGGAGGAAAATTAACAAGTGGTATAGCTGGAGGATATACACCTGATCAAGGTTATCCAGAAAATTCTTCTGGATTTTTAAATCCTATAGATGCCTTTGGAGAGGAAGCTCCTACAAGTAGAAATTATGTAAAAGTAAGAGCCCCTGACGGCACAATACGAAGGGTGAGTTCTTCCGCAGCTATTCATCCAATTCCAAAAAAACAGAGAAATAAAAGACAAAGCGCTATTGATTCGGGAGGTGATACAAACTTCTCTGCTGGCTGTATACAATTTGGAGAGTGTACCCATCAAGAAATTTCAGCAATGATAAATAATCCGGCATTAGGAGTAGATACGGTCCAAATCCTTAATCCTTCAATAGTTGCAGATCATACTGATATGTGGAATAATGCTAATAAACGAATGAACAAAACTGGAGGATTTAAATATTCAAAGGGAGGAGTAAATAAGACTTCTATTGACCCAGAAGAAAGTGAAGATTACGAAGGATATACTATGGATCTAGAAATGGAGGGCAGTTCTAATTATGGAAAAAGCCCTGTATCTTATGCAGAATTCGAAAAACTTGTTAAGAAACATGGGCTAGATGTAGCAAAGAAGTATTACCAAGGCGAAGGTGGTAATTCAACTCTTTCGTTTAATGATTATATAGCTAATCCAACTAGAAAGCAACTTAAATGGGAGCAAGTCGGGAGTTTAAATGAGAAACAGAAAACTAAGTATTATAAGACAATGTTTCCTAACGCTAAGAAAAGATCGGTGCAAGTAGCTTTTGATCAAAAAAATATTACTGCAAAAGATGTTAATGATAAGAAATTTGGATTGGGTATATATGATCCACAGTATATAGCATCGCAATCAAAACCATCTGCAGCAGCAAAAAGCATTGATTCTGAATTGTCTATAGCAGATGAAGAATTCATGGCTACTCCGGAGACTTTTGAAGAGAGAGGGGCCTGGAGTGGTGCAAATCTAAAGGCTTATGGAGAAGAATGGAATTCAGGAGATAGAGTTGAGGGAAATTATACCTTTATGGATTATTGGAAGAACAAAAAGGATACTAGAACATTTAAACCTAAACACTTCTACGGAGATGACCGTAATAATGATAAGATATTTTATGCTGATGAAAAGGGTAATCCTATAGGCGATAAATATACAGATGGAACTCTATATACTGATCTTCTTAAGAGTAGGAAAGGATACAATCAAAAGGGTAGTTCAGTAGTTCCGGGCAGTGCAGAAGCATTACAATCAAAATATGAGTTTGGAGAAGGAGTAGTATATAAAGGAATTCCTGCAATAGCAGCAGGAGGAGCAGCACTTGCAGCAGCCCCTTATGTTCTTCCTCCTGTTGTAGAGGCAGCTTCTGTAAATCTAATACCCGGTGTAGTAGGAACAAGTACTTTTGATGCTCTAGGGGCTTATGGGGTGTATGACGCGGTGGCACATGGAGAAGAACGTTTAGATGCCTTTAAAGAAAACCCAGGTTTTGGTACTGGTGTTGATCTTGCTGGGACTGCATTAGGAGGATTAGGAGGTGCTTTTACAGGAACTAGACTTTTAAGTAATGTAACTAATGCTAATAAGGCTAAGACAACTGCCAATCAATATAATAATCTTGTAA